TCTGACTGGATCAGCTTCAAAATTAAACTGTCCAGGTAAGCGTCAATTGTCGGTACATCGGCGGTACCTGACCATGCAATAGTTCGGGTGCCATCTGTCGCCACTTTTTTGAAGCCTTTTGGCGTAGAACTGGTGCCGTCGTCACGGAGGAAGGCTTTATCTTCACGAACAGCCATAGCTCCCATAATGTCGTTCAGGACCAGGTTTTCAACCTGAAAGCCTGCACGGCCGATCAGTTGGTTACTGATCGGCACCAGAGTAATCATGGTTTTCGCGTTCAGTTTCACATCATCAAACTCTGATTCGGTAGCATTCACATCTGAGCCTTCACCGATATAGCCAGAAGTAGCGCCAGATGCTAAGCGCGGCAGCGAAAGGTTACCATTTGGCAGCGGAACCGTTTGAGCTCCCAGCCGACGCACTACCGTGCGGGCGCGCAGCAGTTCAATGATTTCGCTGTGAATGTTCTGTGGCACCAACGCACCACCAGACCCAGCAGTGGTCTCAATGGCCATGGCCACATCGTTATCACCGATTTCGTCGCGGGCGAACTTGGCGGCGTCGGCAATATCGCCCTTTGCTGCTGCAATGGACATGACCATCCGCGACAGTTTGGCACCAACATATTGCTTCGGTTCCTGCTTCACTTGTACAGCCGGGGACTTGTTGCCAAAACTGGCCACTGGTGCTGCCGATGCAGCATTCATTTTTTCTGCCTGCTCCAAACGGCTGAGTTTTTCACCGAGCGAGTTAAATTCAGCCGTCAGCGAGTCAAATTCAGTTAACTGTTCAGTCGTTAATTGGCCTTCAGTTTGCTCAATGCCTGCCAGCGCCTGAATTTTTGCGTTAATTTCAGCGCGCTTGCGGCGGAGTTCTAAAATATTCATGGTGTTTCACCTTTTTTAGTTACAAAAAAAGCGCCATAAGGCGCTGTGGTGCATCCCCGCCGCGTGGCTAGAGCTGCATATTCGTGTTAATTGCTGCAGCCTGGGCCCGAATGCTGCGGCCGGCAGACTTAGTAACGTAACTTTGTGCAATGCGGTTGATTGCGTCCTGTGCAGGGGCAATTTCATCGATAAGTTTCAGTGACAAGGCTTCTTCCGCCCCAAACAGCCGCGCTTGAGTGTTAATGACAGCCTCAGCAGCTAATCCACGGAACTCGGCCACAGAATTCACAAACAAGCTGTAAGCCTGATCAAGGCGTTTGTTAATTTCGGCCACCGCTTGGTCTGTGATTTCTTCGTGTGGAGAAAAGTCGTTTTTATGGTCACCGCGAAAGAACGTGCTGTACTTGATGCCTACCTCGGCTTCCCACTTGCTGACTTCGTAGGTTTCAATAATGACGCCGATAGAACCGACACCGGCGGTCGGGCTCGCAATGATCCGGCTGCAGGCTGATGCCAGGTAATAACCTGCGCTGTAGGCTGCATAATTCACCAGCGCTGTAATTGGCTTAATTTTGGTGCAGTCACGGATGAACTGTGCCAACTCATGGCAGCCGATGGCCTGGCCGCCACCGGTATGAAAGTCCAGCACCACTTCCTTTACGAGCTCGTGGTTGATGGCGCCGGTAATTTGGCTGCGCAACTTCTCGTAGGACAGAAGCTCTTCGCAGCTGGCTGTGATTTGCCCGGCTCTGGCCACCAGAATGCCGTGAACAGGGATAATGGCCAAGTGGCCACTGATAGTCACGCCGCGAAGCTGGCGCTCTTCGTCACTGCCCATTTGAACGGATACTGCCAGTTGTTCGTCCAGCTCAAAATCTGAGGTAACGCGTCCAAGTAAACGAGGTTCTAAGACAGCCTTAACAGCTGTAACCAGTTCAGGCGTTGCATAAAGCGGAGAACCAAACACCATAGCCGCGATATGCGGAAAGTTGATCATACGCGGCATAATATTTCCTCAATTTCTTTCATTTGCTGTTCAGTGGCATTCAAAGAGTTTTTCGCCGTTGATGAGTCCACCATATTGAGTGGCGTCAGGTAACGGTCGCCGCCTGTAATAGGTGGCATGTTCTCAAGGCGTCGTATGTCGTTTACGGACAACCAGCCCCAGTTCCGGCCAATGGCGTAGGCTTCATAACGCGACTTCTGATCGCCACGCAGCAGGCCTGAAATATTGAACTCGATGTAATAATCGTTGCGCTCGTCTGGCAGCAACAAATCGCGCATCATGGCGGCTTCGTGGCGCTTTACCCAAGGCAGCAGTGTGTAAATCACATACTGCAGGCCCTGGTGCTCAATGTTGTTAAAGCTGGCTTTATCCAGGTGCTGGATCATGTGCGGCGGCACTTTGTACAGCCGGCAAATTTCGATAACACCAAAGCCCCGGCTTTCTATTAGCTGGGCTTTTTCATTGTCCATGGCCAGTTGTTTGTACTGCATACCTTCTTGCAGAAGCGCCACGCTAAAGGCGTTGCGCAGCCCCCCGCCATGCCGCTCTGTGAATTTCTCTAAGAGCCGATCTATTTTTGACTGGTCAGCAATTGCAGGAGCTTCTCGTGGCCGCTCAATCACCCCAGACATAGTGGCGCCGCGCTGAAACACAGCGGCCGCATGTTGTTCGGTTGCAATCGTCAGCCCTATGGTGTCCACGTTGGTCTGCAGCGGCGACAACCCGACATAGCCGTCAAGGCTAAAGTATTTGATGTGATGCACCATGTGCATCGGTACGGTTTCGTTGTAATCCAAAAGCCTGTAGTAAGGCATGCCGTCCTGCCCCTTTAGGACAGTTACTTTTTTGAAATTAATTGGGATTAGCTCTTGTGGATAGCCAAAACTGTCGCGTTCAATCAACGCAATATGATTGCCATCAATCCCCAAAGATCCCTGGGCTTGTTCAAAATATTCGAAGGTAGTGTCTTTGCGGTTTGGTGCACTGTGGATCAGTTTGTAAACTGGGTGGTCAGTTGCTCGTTCACGACCGCCGTTCTCTGTTCGGCGGTAAAGCTCACAAGGCAACTGAGCAATGCTTTCTGCCAGCAAGGTAACGCAAGCACGAAAAGCGGCAACCCCCAAAGCTGATTCCGTATTTACGAGTACTCCTGCACTGCTTTGCCGGCTGGACAATGAACTGATCCAACTGGCCCAATTCTGACGTGTTTGAACGCCTTTATTTGTGCCAAACAAGTTGGGTAAAAACATCAGCTCTCAGCCTTTTGAGTTGGTGCAACCTGCTGGTATGCCAGTTGCCGGGTATACAAGTAACTAATGCAAAGACAAAAACCACCGGAAACGATAAAGCCCAGGCCGATTGAAAAAATAAACGCCCCAATACTTACCAGCACCGCGCCGATAAGGCCCAGCAGAAAGAGGAAAACTTGGATTAACATAGTGCGTCCGATGTGTCGTAAACCGATTCGTTACTGGTTTCTGTTGTAGCCACCAAAATCCGCCAAATCGCCATAAGTGAGGCCACAATGGCGTCAATTTTGTATTCGTTCCGCTCTTTGCGCGGATAAATGTTTTCTTTGGCGTCTTCCTTAGCGGTGACATTGCTTGCCATCCATGCCAGCACCGGGTCCGCATCATGTTCAAAGCGCTTGCCAGTGATGGCGGCTTCCATTTCTCGCATTGCTGGACTCAGGTTCTGTACGGTATTGCGGACTTCAACAATGTCGGCTCCATCGCTCATGAGCTGGTGAGCAAGCTGTGTTGCTCGCCAAGGGTCGTAGGCTATTTCAGTAATATCGAACATAGAGCTGAGATCTTTGATTTCTTCCCGGATCTGGTCAAAATCAACCTCTTCACCGTCAGTGATAATCAACCGGCCTTCATTCGCCCACTTCTCATAAGCAGCTTTGTTGTTTGCTGCACGCTCGATGGCACCTTCAGGTAAGTAATTCCTGGTAAAAACTGTGTATTTGATTCGGCCTGATTCCAGCGTTTCATAGAAAACCAGAGCCAGGCTGGCAATATCTGTTTTGCTTGCCAGGTCGACACCCAAAACGCATTTTTTGCCGAGCATGTCCTGAATGGATAAACCCGGGTTACCACAAGCATGCCAGTCGGCCATATTCAGCCATGCAGACCGCGCTGAAGCCCAAATATTCAGGTGCTTCGTTAAGAATGCGTTGGTCCGGCTTGGGTAACGAATGGCGTCTTGCAACCGCTTAAGCAAGTAATCGGGCATTACAGAAATGCCGTAATTTGGGTTTGCCTTGACGAGGTTAGCCGGGTCCTTCCAATCATCGTCCTTGTCGAGGGTGAAGATAATTCCAAAAAGCTCGTCATTCGGCATAACACCAGACAACATCAACTGAACCTGGTGCCGTTTGTCATAACAAGGTCCCGCCAGGTTAAAACCAGCAGTCGTAATGATGAACGCTATGGCTTGTTCCCGCGCCCCCATGCCAGTGACCATCGTTTCGTAAAGGTCTGGCGAATCGTGTTCATGGTATTCGTCGATAAGCGCACAACTTGGAGAACTGCCATCACCCGGGTTCCCGATCAACGGTTCAAAGCGCGAACCATCACCAGGAATGCTGATGTTCTTGGCCATTATTTCAATGCCCAAGTAGTCGACCAGCTGCGGAGTTTTTTCAAGCATCAGCTTAGCCGGTCGAAACACCTCCCAAGCTTGCTTTTCAGTCGCTGCCCCACAATAAACTTCAGCCCCATACTCACCATCAGCGCAGAGCATGTAATTTCCGACACCAGCAGCAATAACGCTTTTGCCGTTCTTTCTCGGTATTTCGCAATACGCTTCACTAAAGCGGCGAAGCCCGTTTTTTTTCTTTTTCCAACCAAAAACCACGCAAAAAATAAACTTCTGCCATGGCTCTAACTCAATCAACTTTCTGTCTCGCGCCCATTTGCCTTTAGTGTGAGGTAGAAGCTGCACGAATTTACAAATCAGTTCAGCTGCATCGCGATCAAAACGGTATGGATAACTTCTCTTCTCAGATTGCTTCAGATCATCCAAATGACGCTGGCAAGCTTGTTTAACCTCTATGCATGCCGGGATTTTCCCAGTTATCACATCGCGAGCGTATTTGTTTGCCGCATTGACGTTTGGATAACTGGCCATTCATGTTCACTTCTTTTTTCCTATAAGCGCCGCAAATGGGTTTTGCTCTGTTGGTTTAGATCCAACACCAAACCGCCCCCTGCTGGCAGGGTCTAACCCAAGCGCGGCACCAAAAGTAGCCATTTGCTTCAGGCTTTCGTTGATCACAGTGGCCGCTGGGTTTTTGATTGGGCCACCAGTAGCTCCAGGTACGACCGGACCAAACTGCGCATAGTAATCCTCTGCTTCACGCCAGCGATGGTAAGAACTACAAAAGGCTTCAAGGTTGTGGATGTCAGTGGCCGTCATTATTTTTGACTTCACAAGCCAGGGCGCAAATGAGTCCCAGGCATCTACAGCATGCCCCGTTAACCAAACAGGGCATTCTGGAACAGAACTTAATGGATCTCCTTCAGGCGCATCGTGATTCAGGTCCCGCTTACCCGCATTACCCTGGATCACTTTCAACTTTACCGGCTTCGGCCTCCGGCCACTTTTACCAGCAACTCCAGCCATCAACGAACCGCCTCAGTTTTAATTTCATTTTTCGCGAAAATAAAAATCTGATGGAGGGGACGGTGTCCGGGCAAAAAGGTCCCAGAGATTCGATCCCCCCTACCCACCTGGTCTGCCGCTATGGCCGCCCCCGGTGCCCCGCGCCCGGCCTCGCTCTGCCTCCTGCCTGGTCTTGGCATCGTGGCAGGGCCGGCAGATGGCCTGCAGGTTGTCATCAGTGTCGCTGCCACCTTCGGCCAGTGGCTTGATGTGGTCGACCTGACTTGCCGGAGTAACCCGATGCTCAGCCAGGCACGGCTGACACAGACCGTCATCACGCATCATGATGCGCTGTCTGGTAGCCTGCCACTGGCGGCCCCGAGTAC